AATAAATACAGTATAGGAGACAAGTATATGGCGATTCAAACAATAAACCTTGGCAGTGTAGCAAACGACGGCACAGGTGATGATCTAAGAGAAGCATTTGAAAAAGTTGTTTATAACTTTAATGACCTAAATAATCGAACACCAGAAGCAACTACAGTACTTAATTTAGGTGCTGGCGAAGGTTTGTTTTCAAATAAAAATAACGCAGAGTTACAGTTTAAATCGCTTGTCGCAGGAAGTAATATCACACTGTCTTCAGATTCGAATGAGCTTACACTTGATGTTAATGCCGGCGTAACACAATTTGATATTGCTGCAGATGCTGGTAGTGTAACAATTACCGAAGGTAGTACTATTACACTAGCAGGCGGAACATCAATTACTACTGCACGAGACGGTAATACTATTACTATTAATTCTAGTGCTTTAACTAAACTAGAAGATGATCCGGCACCTAGACTTGCTGCTGGCCTAGACGCAAATGGTAATAATTTAGGTGGCGTTGGTATAGTAACCGCAACAACAGTAAATGCAAATTTTAACGGAAATCTTACAGGAAATGTACACGGCATTGACGTACGAGATATTAACTATTATCGTGAAAGTGAAAATAGTTGGAACTTTGGTAGTATTACACCTGTAGCAGTAACAAATTTATATGACTTTTTATTTGCTACAACTAGTGTAGACTTTGGGTCTATCGGCGGTAATAACGTTAATGTAAGTTTAGATCTTGGTGATATTAACATCTAATTTTTCGATAAATATTGCTATATAAAGGAATTCTTGTATGGCGTTATGGAATGTATCCAACAACACACTTCTTAGAGAAATCGAAGAAGGAAAAACTCTTAGAGAACCTCGAGACGGAGAATCTCGAGTCGATAGTCTTCAGCCTATAGATTTAGATGTAGCTGCTGGTTCATCTTTAGAAGTTATTAGCGGTTCGCTTCCACCAGGAATGAGAATCACCGATCAAAAAATTCAAGGAACTGCTTTTGAAGTTGCTCGGCAAACAGAATTTAAATTTGTTTTACGTGCTACCAAAGATAACGAAATTGACGATCGAACATTTAGAATAAGTGTTAGTGGTGCAGACAAACCAATATGGGAAACTAGTGCAGGTTCTTTACCAGTTGGTAATAACGATACATTTTACATATTAGATAATAGTCCTATAGATTTTCAACTAATTGCAAATGATGATGATATCGAAGCAGGACAAACATTAGAATACTTTGTTGCTAGTGGCGATGGAGAATTGCCGCCTGGTATACAACTTACCAGGGATGGTAGAATTGTTGGCGTTGTAGATCCTGTCCTTGCAATTGATACACTTGCAAATAATGGTTATTATGATACAAATGCTTACGGTGAGTATCCTTTTGATTTTGGTGTAAGAAGTGCAAACGGCTATGATAGTTTTTACTATGATATAGAATTTTATGATAAAAGTGTTGCTACTAAGTCACCTAAAAAATTAAATAGAAACTATCAATTCCGTGTAAGTGTAAGTGACGGAGATACTATTGAAAAGCGTTTGTTTAGAATATTTGTTGTAGGAGATGATTTCCTACGTGCAGACAATACTATTATGCAATCAGGTAATACACTATTTGGTGCAGACGCCTCGCACATTCGAACTCCAATATGGCTAACTCCAGCAGACCTAGGATATCGAAGAGCTGATAATTATGTTACGCTCTATATGGATATCATTGATAGTAGCGATATTGTAGGTTTTGTAAACTATACTATTCAAGATTTTAATATAGACGGTTCTGAAAGTATTATTCCGCCAGGACTTGAATTAGATCCAGGCAGTGGCGAATTAGCTGGCATAGTTCCGTATCAACCTAATATTACTAAAGAATATAAATTTACTGTACGAGCTACAAGATATGTAGGGCCAGCAACAAACACTGCACAAATTAGTTTTACAACATTTGAAGAAACTTTTGCTCAAACAAGAACACCAGCATCAAAATTAATAAGAAACTCCTTATATGAAATTTTAACTGTAGAAAATACAGACTATACAGAAGTTGGAGCTTCATCAAATACAGTTGGCACACAATTTAGAGCTTCAGGATCTACATCAGGTAATGGTGTAGCTAAATTAGCATCAGCACCGTATAATTTAAAAATAGTAAAAACTTCTAATTTAGAACAGTTATTAGATCAAACATTTAATATTAAAGGCACTATATTTAAAATTTCAGCAATCAATAATAGCAATCCAGGTTATGATGTAATTACATTATCTAAACCATTAGATGCATATTTAAGACAAAACGAAACATTTACAAAAACAATAGTAACTGCTGCCTTAGATACTAATTCTGCATTCAAAGACAAAACGTTTACTGTTAAAATGTTAGGTAAAGTTGATTCAAGAATTACTTGGCAAAGCATTAAAGCACTAGGTACTATTAATGCAAATTTAACAAGTACATTAAATATTGAAGCAACTACAAGTGTTCCTGATGCTGTTGTGCGATATAGTAAAACAGCTGGAAGACTTCCACCTGGACTAAAATTATCAATTGATGGTGAAGTTTTTGGCAAGGTAATACAATTTGGAGAAAACATATATAGAAGTTTTTGGAAAACATCTAGAGATTATGTTGCTAACGATATTGTAAAAGTTAATACTACATTATATAAATGTTTAGTTGCACACACTAGTAGTGCAGAATTTATTAGTGATACAGCAAAATGGGAAGAGTACGAAGGATTTGCTGTGTCAGGATTAACAACGTTTGATGCAAATGATGGAATATTTGATTCTAATACTACTAGTATCGATAAAACATATACATTTACAGCACAAGCCGAAGACCAGTTTGGATTTAGTGCAACTACTAAATCATTCACAATATCAATAAACGATCCTAATGATTTAACATTTAGTAATCTTTATGTTAAGCCATTCCTTGGAGCTGCTCAACAATTTACATATAATAGTTTTATTAGTGATCCTATTGTGTTTACACCTTCATCAATATATAGACCAAACGATTCAGAATTTGGTTTGCAAAAAGATTTAAAGATGTTAGTATATGCAGGAATTGAAAATGTTGCAATGAAAAATTTTGTTGCAGCAGCAGGAAAAAATCATAAGAAAAAACAATTTAAATTTGGTCAGGTAAAAACAGCAGTAGCTTATAGACCCGGAACAAGAGATACAGTGTACGAGGTTGTGTATGTAGATATTATTGACCCAATAGAAGCAACTAACGGAACTGTCCAAAAAACTATTAACATAAAAACAAATAACAAACGTGTTATAAATGATGTTAGTTATGAAGAAAATGATAATAGTTCCGGAATTGAAAATAATGAACCAAATAGATTTAGACCAATAACTAATACAATAAAACTTGATAGTGATGCAATTAGTATTGATGGCAATAAACAAACTAAAAAACATATTAGTAATCTAACTAATATGAGAGATAATATTTCACAAGTTGGTGTTACTGATAATAATTTTTTACCTCTTTGGATGAGAACACCACAACTAAATAACATAGAAGCATTAGGGTATGTGCCGTGTGTAGTACTTGCATATTGTAAGGAAGGCACTTCGCAAGATATCCTTTTAAATATAAAAAATAATAGTTTTAATTTTAATTCAATTAACTTTGAAATTGATAGATACATAATAGATAGTACTCAAGGAAACAGTAACGAACAATACATTGTTTTCGCAAATTATGACTTTAACATTTGATAAGATAAATACTGTACTAGGAGAATAACAATATGTCAAGCGTACCAGGAAGCAATATAGTAAACACCACAGATTTGGATACAGAGTTCCCTGTACCCGGACAAGATAACGATTCACAGGGGTTTAGAGATAATTTTGCAGTTATTAATAATAATGCAACTTCAATAAAAGCAAGACTTGAAGACTTGGAAGCAAACGCAGTACGTATTGATTCTACTGGTACTGGAACTTATGCTACTACAAACATTTTTGAAGATTTAAGTGCTGGCGGCACAGCAAGAATAGTTAGACCAACATTGCAAGCACAACGAGAAGTTGTTGACGCTGTTGGTAATTCTAGTGGTGTAACTACTATTGATTTTGCTTTAGGCAACTATCATACAATTACGTTAACAGGTGATACAACTATTGCTTTCACTAATGTACCCGATAGTGGCTATTATGGCAAATTTATTTTACATTTTACTGCTACATCAGGACCGCATAATTTAGAGTTTAGCAGCGGTCTTACATTGCGTGTTGAAACTAACTCAGCATCGTTCTTTAACGGTACTACTCCAATTGGCTCTAGCGAAGTACACCTTGTAGAAATTCACACATATACAGGCAGTACTGAATATTTTGGCAGATACATCGGACAATACTCCTAATGCACCCATTGTTTGAAAATACCCAAGATCTAACGGATAATGATTTAGAAGAAAAAATTATCCAATTAAATAGAAAGTATTGGCAAACTCCTAACGCAGAAGTTCAAAATCAAATAACACTTCTAATTGATAGTTACAAACTTGAGCTTGAAACTCGAAGAACAAATCAAAAACTTATTAACGATGCAATGGGCAATGATGATAAATCAGAGCTTGACAAATTAATAAAAGTACGCTAAACTATATATATGCTTATGAAAACAGATGAACTCGGTATCCCACGATTTTCTAATCGTGATCTAATTGATATGATATACAGCGGCAATGCGGATAAAGTACACGTTGTACTGTGCGATGCTAACGATGATGTAGACAAGTTCAATGCTGTTATGCAAGAACAAGGCTTTGATAAACTACAAAAGTATATTCCACTAGATGTAGATCAAAAGACTTTTGACGGTGCATTACAGGGTGAATGGTTTATGCCTGATGAATACAAAGACATCAATGTATATGAATATGTACTGGGCAAAGCAGAAATACCTTGCGAGCAACACGTACAATATCGTATATGGGAAGAACTACAAGAATATGATAAACGTGATATGTATAACTTATTACGCTATATGATCTATCTTGTAGACTTTATGCGTGAAAATAATATTGTATGGGGTGTAGGTAGAGGTAGTTCTGTAGCAAGTTATGTGTTATACTTAATAGGTGTACACAAAATTAATTCAATCCAATATGACCTGGATTGGCGAGAGTTCTTGAGATAAATACGTACATAACTCACTAGGAGAGATAAAATGGCACTAAAAGGTAATGCAAGAAAAACATATAAAACAATGCGAGGAAAAGCAATCGATATGGACTTGTTACAGCAACGTAACGAATTAACTCCAGCGGTTGGTAATGCTCGTGTTAACGCTAGAGGCGATGAGATTGGCCCAGGTGGAAAAATTATTCGTAACAAAGAAGATGTACTTAAAGAATATTACGAAAGTACTAATCGTGTTCCGGATGAGCCGATGCCTACGCAAGAAGTAAAAGAAGATGCTCCGGCACCAAAAGCAACAAAGACTAGAGCTCAAAAGAAAGTAGAAGAGCAAGGGATTGACGAAGATCCTAAGATGGCAGCAGAATTCGGAGACGACGAAGACTGGGTTGAAGATGCCGACGGAAATTTTGTACCAAAAAGCGAGGCGTAGATGGAAATTAATGCTGGTTCAGTAGGTCTGACTACTCGAGTAAAGGGTAATGTAAGACCAATTCGTAATCGTGTAATTGTAAGCGATATGGAGTTTGGTGAACAAACTACTAAAGGTGGAATTATTATTTCATCAGATGACGGACTAGATAGAGGTATTAAACCTCGTTGGGGACGAGTAATATCAAAAGGAACTGAAAACAATGATCCTTACGATATTGGAGATTGGATACTTGTAGAGCACGGTCGTTGGACCCGTGGTTTTGAAGTTGAAATGGATAACGGTACTGTACAAATGATGCGTACTGTAGAAGCAGAAAGTATTCACGGTTGGCAAAGTGAACAACCAGAAGATGTAGTATTTGGTAATGCTGTAGATGCAGGTGATGTAGCAACAGCAAGGCCAGAAGATTTTGGAGCAGGCGCTTAATGACAAACGTATTTAGAGATATTGACACATTTGCTGTAGCGTGTGATCAGCCACCAAGTGAAGCAAACTACAAAATGTATCTTGGCCTCATTGACGAAGAAGTAGGTGAGCTAGTAGATGCTGTGGCAGCAGATGACAAAGTCGAACAACTCGACGCACTAGTAGACATCTTAGTTGTTACTATGGGTGCAATACGTGCCGCAGGTTGGGACGGAGAAGCAGCCTGGAAAGAAGTAATGGACACAAACTTTGCTAAGATTGATCCAAATACAGGCAAAGTAATTAAACGTGAAGACGGTAAAGTACTAAAGCCCGAAGGTTGGAAATCACCTCAACTTGCTCAATTTGTAAAATAATTTAAAAAAACACTTGACTCCTAGTAGTTTATACGTTATAATATAGTATAAATTATTAGGAGTTTTTATGTTATTACCCACACCACAAACAGCAGGCATTGGCACGACAGGCGCTACTGGCATTGCACTTATGATTTTACACACAACAGGATACTTAACTGGATGGGCTTGGCCTATTCTTTATGTATTGTTAATTGTTTCTGGCATTGGTCAAGAAAATAGAAAAGGTAAGAAGTAATGGCAACACACGGTACTATCGACTTAGAAACTATAGATACTAGTCCAAGTGCAACTGTACTTTCATTAGGTGCAATTAAATTTAATCCCCTTGACGACAGTGAGCCACACAGTGAACTATATCTTAAGATTGATATTGATCAACAAGATAGGTTAGGTCGTACTGTAAGTGATAGCACCATCGAATGGTGGGGCAAACAAGATGCAAAAATTAGAGATGAAGCCTTTGATCAAACTGGCGCCGTAAGTGTAGAAGACGCACTAAAACAAATTAGTAAATGGGTTGTTGGTGTTGACACGTTATGGGGTCAAGGATACGGTTTTGACTATACCATACTGGAAGATATGTTTCGAAAAGCCGCAAGACCTATTCCGTGGAACTTTTGGATTATACGAGATTCTAGAACGTTGTTTGGATGTTGCCAGGCAGATCCTCGCAAAGCATTTCAGACAGATTTACACAACGCATTAGCAGATGCATATTTTCAATCAAAAGCAATTCAAGTTGCATATAAAGAACTAGGACTAAAAAGATGAATCCTGAGCCAAAACCACAAAACGCAAACGAAAAATTAATACAAGAATTTTTAGATAAAGGCGGCGAAATAAAAAAAATTCCGTTTGGAGAAACTAGCGGGTTTGAATACAAAACTAGCTTTTACGGTAAACGGAACAAAAAAGCAGAAGAAAAGCAAGAAAAAGGGAGTTGATGTTTGACAAACTTTGAAAAGACTGCTATAATAACAGAACTAGAGTTGTTATCAGATGATTTTGAAATGGTCGAAACAGATGATGCTAAAGTATTAGATACAACACAAATGACTCCTAAAGAAATAGCAAGATTAAAATTAATTATAGAGGCAAGTAAATGAAAGAATTTATACCTATCGCAATTGCGATGACAATCTGTGTAGCATTTTTAATTACTGTATTGATGGGAGTATAATATGAAAGAGTTATGGGTAGAAAAGTATCGTCCGAAAACAGTAGATGGTTACGTATTTCGTGATGATGCACAACGCAACCAAGTAAAGACTTGGATTAAAGAAAAAACTATTCCGCATTTACTGTTTAGTGGCAACGCAGGTATTGGTAAAACAACACTTGCTAAATTATTGTTTAATGAATTAGATTTAAATGATTTAGACATTTTAGAAATAAACGCATCGCGAACAAACTCAGTAGATGATGTACGTGATAAAATTGTAAACTTTGTACAGATGATCCCATTTGGGGACTTTAAGGTTGTATTACTAGATGAAGCTGACTATCTTAGTCCGAACGCTCAAGCGGCGCTTCGAGGTGTTATGGAAGAGTATCATACTACTTCTCGTTTTATTCTTACTTGTAACTATCCAAATCGTGTTATACCTGCTTTGCATAGTAGGTGTCAAGGTTTCCACATTGCTAAAATTGACCAAACTGAGTTCACAGCTAGAGTCGCTGAAATACTTATTACCGAAGGTGTTACTCCAGATCTTGATACGCTAGATACATACGTAAAAGCAACATACCCAGACTTACGTAAGTGCATAAATATGGTACAGATGAACGTGCAAGACGGATCACTACTTGCTCCTAATGAAGGAGATACAGGTGAAAGTGATTGGAAACTTGATATGGTCGAGCTGTTTAAAGCAGGCAAGATTCAAGAAGCACGTAAATTGTTATGTGGTGCTATTCGTCCAGAAGAAATGGAAGAAGTGTATCGTTGGTTGTATGACAACATTGAGTTGTTCGGGAATGAAGAACAACAGGATAAAGCCGTGCTAATTATTAAACAAGGGTTAGTGGATCACACCCTAGTAGTTGATCCGGAAATTAACTTAGCCGCAGTGCTAATTAAACTGGCGAGATTATGAGTAGTATTAAAAAAGATTTAAAAAGATTAGGACTAATAGCAGGTAAGAAAAAAACTAATCAAATGTTTTTAGCTGGATTAGTATTTTCTACGATACTATTAGGATTATTTATATTAGAAATATTAAACAAGGCGTAAGTGTGTGACATATTTAGTAACTGATAATTGTGTAAAGTGTAAACATACAGACTGTGTAGCAGTTTGCCCAGTTGATTGTTTTTATGAAGCAGATAATTTTTTAGCTATTAATCCTGATGAATGTATTGACTGTGGTGTTTGCGAGCCAGAATGTCCAGTCGATGCTATTGTTTCTGAAGTAGCAATAAGTTCTGAAGAAAGAGAAAAATGGGACGCAATTAACCGAGAAGTATCTGATTGGGGTGTGAATATTGTTGATCAACAAGATCCTCCGGCTGATGCAAGTGAATGGGATGGACACCCTAACAAATACGAAGAATTTGGTATAATACCAATTAAGGACATTACAAATGAGTAAAGGAAGTAAACAGCGACCTAGGTCGATTGATACTAAAAGTTTTGAAGATAACTGGGACGCAATTTTTAATAAAAAGCAATCCGATTATAAAGAACTACAACAGGACCTCACTGAATTAAATGGTGACGGTAATAGAACCCGTGGAAGGTACGGTGAAGACAATGATAAAAGCAATTCTAGCGTGTGACGACTATGGTGGCGTAAGTAAAGACGGTACACTACCTTGGCCACATAACAGTACAGACTTAAAGTGGTTTAAAGAAAATACAGCAGGACACGTTGTTGTAATGGGCTCAACTACTTGGGCAGACGAAGGTATGCCTAGACCTTTACCAAATCGCACTAATGTACTAGTAACATCACAATCTCCACCTCCCGAAGGTGCTGACATATACACTAATGGTGATCTAAATACTCAACTAAAATTACTAGAAGAACAATATCCAAATCTTATTATCTGGGTAATTGGTGGTCCTAACATTATTGAACAAACACTAGGTGTCATTGAAGAGTTTTATCTTAGTCGTATTCCTGGAGCATATGCTTGTGATACATTCTTGCCTATGAAAAAGATTGAAAGTTTATTTAAAGTTAAGTGGGAAGAAGATCACGACTTAGTTAAGTTTCAAATTATGGAGAAAAGATGATCGAATATATAATTGGTATATTAATAATAGTTCCAATGTTTTGGATGGTATGGGAATCTACACTAGCGATTAGTGAGCGTAAAGAAAGATACCGAGCAGGTACACACGACTA